GGGCCGATGGCTCGTTTTACCGGATCGAAAAGGATTATATCGGAGAGATCCCGGAGGATGTCGCAGAGAGTGAGCTCGTCCAGAGAGCGATCGTCGGCGGTAATATTGCGGTTCCGGGCGGTACCAAAGACAAGGAGCTCTATAAGGCAGATGATGCGGCGGCAGAGCAGGCAGCAGAATATGACATCCGTCCTGACACTGAGAAACCGGCGGAGGAGGAAGAGACTAAGAAGTCTGTAAAAGCGAAGAGTACAAAGAAAGAGTGATGCCTATGTGGCCGTATGGAAGCACAAACCCGATGACAGCAAGGTTTCAGGCGGCAAAAGAGCAGGCGGCGAACCTTACACAGCCGGGAGAGCGGGGAGCTTACACGGAAGAGATGTTCCGGGAAGACTTCCCGCAGTTTACGAAGAAAGTCACTCCAGATAATGATGGGGATCCCGAAATTCAGGATCTTCTTCCGCAGGGGATTCTTCAGATGTTTCTGGAACAGGTCAATGACAGTGTCCTTCCATCGCGCTGGGGAAGCATGTGGCGCTATGCCGCAGGGCTTTACCTGGCGCATTTTGCGGCGATGTACTTAAAGACATACGCTCCGGAGTCTTCCGGGGCGGCACAGGCAGCCGCAAAGGCACAGCCCGCAGGAGTCATTAAGAGCGCCACGATGGGCGATACCCAGATCAGCTATGATAATTCCGCTGTAACGATCGGAACCGAGAAGTGGGGCAGCTGGAACGCCACGCAGTACGGACAGCAGCTTGCAACGCTCGCCCGGCTGGTGGGGATGGGAGGCATGTGGATTGGATGAGATATGGAAAGATGTTCCAGGGTTTGAAGGAAGATATTCTGTCAGTAACAAAGGGAAGGTGAAGAGCCTAAACTATGGGAATACTGGGAAAAGCTGCAATTTAAAACCTAATTTGAAAAAAGATGGATATTATGATGTTGCATTGGCAGATTCGGGGAAATAGAGGAGGAAACAGCATGTTATTTGATAATCCGATTTTCAAAAACTGGTTTACCGATCTCATGGACGTCTGCCGGGTCGTTCCGGTAAAGGATGGGAATGTTACCAGGCAGGAACGGAAAAAGGTTGCGGAGAAGGTTCCGTGCCGCGTGTATCACACAGGAACCGGGAGCCCGAGCATCACCGACAATGCCGCCAGGATCAGAGGAGAGGATAAGCTCTCCTGCGATCTTTCTGTGGACATCCAGGCCGGAGACGAGTTGTATGTGATCCGCGGGGGAAATACCGGACATGCAAACAAGCCGGAACGGTATCTCGCCGGACCGCCGCAGGACTTTTATGATCCGATCGGCGGTGCGCTCACAGGTCTGGAACATAAAGAAGTGACACTCTTGAGAGAGAACCTGATCGGATCCGGGAGGTGAGCAGATGTCAAGCTTTGGAAGCCAGATGAGAAAACGTCTGGATGAACTGAGGAGAGCCGGGGAGAATGTCCCGAAGATCATGGCAGAAGTCGCGGAAGGTGCCACGATCGAGGCGGTTCGTGTTGCCGCAGAGAAGACCCCGCCGAATGATGGGACACTGGCCGGCACCAACATGCGAAGCGGTCAGATGGCACAGCACTGGGCGACGGACAGCGTGACAACACCGGTCGTGACAGGCGGCAGTGTCCGGACGGAACTCAATAACAACATGCAGTACGCATCCTATGTGAATGACGGACACCGGGTCGATAAACATTTCGTTCCTGGTCTGATCATCAATGGGAATCTTCTGGAACGGAGTCCGGATGGATCCGGCGGTATCATGGTCGGAACCAAAACGAGCTATGTGCAGGGGAAATACATGAAAGAGGCAGGAATCGGAAGGTACCGGGATGTGGTCCGGACGGAACTGGAAAAACGGGTAGAGGAGGCATTCAAATGATCTTTTCCTTACATCATGTGATCGACAGCCTGGCCGGTATGCTTACCGGAGCATATCCGGACTATCCGGTATATGACAGCCCAAACCAGCAGGGAACGAGTTTTCCCTGCTTCTTTCTTTTCTTCATGCCGTCCACGATCGAGGAGCATGTGGGAAACCACTATTTCCGTGATCTCGGCGTGGATCTTGTCTTTGTACAGCAGCGGAACCTGGTAAACGGAAACCGGAAGATCCATGAGATCGCGGAGTTTCTGGACCGGAATCTGGATCCGTTCCCATACACAGATGGCAGCGGAAAGAGCGTTCCGGTTCCAGTGCAGGATCAGCAGTGGAGCATTGAAGATGAGGAGCTGCATTACCAGTTCCATATCCGGACGCGGATCCTGGTGGAAGAAACGGAAAACATGATGCAGGAGATGGAGGAGAACAATGTCGGTATCAAAGAAAACGACTAAGAAAACGGAGGAAAAGAAGTACTCCACAGAGAAACTTTTGAAAAGCCGCCGTCTTGCGGCATATCAGCCGGATTTCGCCAGGGTGATCCTGAAGGAACCGGAATACACGATCTCTGAGGCGGTTGACGCCCTGGAGACAGCTTTGAAAGGAGGCAGATAACATGGCAGGTGGTACATGGATGAGCCAGAATAAGGTCCAGCCGGGCGTGTACATCAATACAAAATCGAGCGGGAATCTTTCTGCAAGTGTGGGAGAAAAGGGCGTTGTGGCGATCGCTGAGCCGCTCTCCTGGGGACCCTGTGAGGTCATTCAGACGATCATTCCGGGAGAAGACCTGACTCCGTATATCGGCTATGATGTCACAAATAAGAAAGCATTATTCCTTAAGGAAATGATGAAGGGCAGCGATACCACACCGGGACCGATCAAGATCCTGTTATATCGTCCGAAGGGAACCGGCGGCGTCAAGGCGTCCGGAACGATCGGTGCCTTATCGGTGACGGCACTGTATGAAGGCATCCGCGGAAATGATATCACAATGATCGTCCAGGAAGATCCGGACACAGGCGGAACCTATGTGGTATCTACGGTCGTGGATGGAAGAACCGTGGATGAACAGACAGTAACCGCGCTTTCTGAGCTTTCCGCAAATGCCTGGGTGACATTCTCGGGAACCGGAAACACGTTCACAGAGACAGCCGGAACCGCTCTGAGTGGCGGTGTGGATCCGACGGTCGCCAATGCAGATTATTCCGCATTCCTGACAGCACTGGAAAAATACACGTTCGATATCGTGGTGTACGACGGGACAGAGTCGGTTGTGATCGAAGCATATGCGTCCTTTGTAAAGAGGATTTCTGAACGTGTCGGTCGGAAATGCCAGGCGGTCATGGCAGGCGCAGAGGACAGCAATACCGAGTGGGTGATCTCGGCCGGAAACGGCGTTAAGCTCTCTGACGGTACGGTGCTGACTCCGCAGCAGGTAACCTGGTGGCTTGGCGGAGCGGAGGCAGGTGCTCCGTATAATCAGTCCCTGACATATTCCAGATATCCGAACGCAGTGGAGGCGAGTCCGAAGCTGACCGATACGGAGATCGAGGAAGCCATTCAAAAGGGCAAGCTCGTGTTCATTGATACCTTTGACACTGTCAAGGTATGCACAGATATCAACACCCTGACAAGCTTCACGGTGGATAAACAGAGCTGCTTTGCAAAGAACCGCGTGATGCGTGTCCTGAACCAGTTCTGCAATGATGTTTATAAGCAGTTTTCCCTGTATTACATCGGGAAGACCAACAATAACGACGATGGAAGAAATCTTCTGAAGGGCTGGATCGTTGGATATTTAAATGAGATGCAGGCAAACGGAGGCGTGCAGAACTTTGTCCCGGATGATGTGGAAGTCCTGGCCGGAAACGAGATCGATGCCGTTGTTGTAAACGTGGCAATCCAGCCAGTGGACAGCATCGAGAAGATCTACATGACCGTCAATGTGTCCGTCAATTCTGACAGCGAATAAGGAGGTGTAAAGAATGGCAAATGAAGGATATTTACTTGCGCAGGATTCCTACCGCGGCGCGGCCGGAAAAGCGTTTACGGTGATCAATGGAAGCAATGAGCTTCTGTTTGGACTGAAGAAATTTAACTCCAGCGCTGAGATCCAGACGGGTGAGTTTAAGGTTGTCGGAGCGCTGACAGAACAGGAAAAGGTCAAAGGATTAAAGTATTCCGGATCGGCTACGATCTATTATGGAACCCCGACGTTTTTAACGTTGTTATCGGAGTTTAAGAGGACCGGAAAGTTCCCGACGATCAACTTCCAGATCACGAACGATGATCCATCATCTTCGTTGGGGACCCAGACCGTTGTGCTCTATAACGTCATCTTAAAGAAGATCCCGATTGCGGTCCTGGATGATTCTGCGGAGAGTCTTCAGATTGATATCGAGTTCACGTTCAGCGATTTCGAGGTACTGAAATCGTTTA